AAAAATAAAAAATTTTGGGTCCTTCCTAGAAAACTCCCTGATACGGGTCGCCCCGGTTCACAGTTTGACCGAGTTTGAAATCCAAAAATGTAATTACCAAACAGAGATAATCGGTTATGAAAAAAATTAAGATTACATGTAAAGGTCAAAAATATATTCCCATAAATAAACTTAAAGATTTTCAAGGCAATCTTAAAGAACTTGGCGAAGAAGAGTTTAAAAAATTGAAGCAGGCTATTTTGGACTATGGATTTAGCTTTCCTGTTTTTGTTTGGCAAAACAATATTTTGGATGGTCACCAACGGCTTTTTATTGTGCGCAAGCTTCTTGAAGAAGGCTACACAATTGACAAAATTCCAGTTGTGGAAATTGAAGCGGCCAATGAACAGGAAGCGGCTGAAAAGTTGCTTCTTTTAAATAGTTGTTTTGGAAAGATATCTGATGAGGGATTATATAAATTTATCTATGAACATGATGTTGATATAGATAAATTACTTCTCCAATTATCTATTCCTGATTTTGATTTTGAAAATTTTTATAATACTTATTTTGTAGATGAAGTTTTAGATAAGAATAAAGAAAATGAAAAAAGACAAGAAGAAAAAGAAGAAAAAAAGAAGAATTTTATTCAATGTCCAAAATGTGGATTTAAATGGGAGAAATAAATGGTGGCAAGATTATTTAAAAGTCTTTTTCTAACTGTGCCGCAACTTGCTCTTGCTTTTAATCGTTCTGACCGCACTATCCGGGATTGGCTTGGTAAATGGAGGCAAAAGATTAGGCAGGATGGGAGTAAATATTACTTGCCTGATATAATTCGCTGTTTTGAAGAAAACTTTGGTATTAAAAAACGAGCTGATAGTTCAAAAATAAAAGATGCTCTCAATTTGATTAAGTTAGAAAAAGAAAAACTGGAGCTTGAAGCATTAAGGGGTAAATATGTTGAGCGTGAAAAAATAGAAATGGAATGGGCTACCCGTGCAAGTGAATTTAAACAAAGTTTACTTGCACTTGAGTTTCGCTTAGCCACAATTTTGGCTGATAAGAGTGGAAAAACTATACCAATAGTGCGTCAAATTCTTAAAAAAGAGGTATTAGAGTTATTACAAAGTTATTGTCGAGAAGGTAAATATATACCTGTTATAACTGATAATTTACCAATACATCTACAGGAAGAAGCTTTATCGCAGTTTTGGCAAAAAATACAGGCATTACCTACAAAAAAATATAAAAAAATTGTGGTGGAAGTAAAAGGCAAGATTAGATAGAAATGAATTTGACTGAACGAGAAAAAAGAGTTCTTCAATTGCCTGAAGGTATCACAGTAAGTGAATGGGCTGACCGCTATCGTGTGCTTGTGCCTAGATCATCAAAAGAGCCAGGTCCTTGGAGAACAGAAAGAACTCCATATTTACGTACTATTATGGATACTTTTTGCGATATAGAAGTAGAAGAAATTGTATTTTGCGCCGCTGCTCAATTAGGGAAAACAGAAGCAGAAATTAATTTTATTGGATATGTTATACATCAAGACCCTGGTCCACTTCTTTTTGTCTTTCCTACTCAAGATGTAGCAGAGGGTTTTTCTAGAAATAGATTACAGCCAAGTATAGATGCTTGTAGTGTTCTGCGAGATAGGAAAACTCCAAACGCTTTTGACTTCCAGCTTTTAGAAATGAAATTTCAATCTATGACAGTTTTTTTAGGCTGGTCAAATTCCCCGGCTGTTTTATCTTCACGTCCTATACGCTATCTAATCTTAGATGAAATAGATAAATATCCACCATTTTCTGGCAAAGAAGCCGACCCAATTGCTTTAGCAAAAAAAAGAACCAGCACATATACTAAAAGTTTTAAAAAAATTATTTATACGAGTACACCTACTCTTGAGACAGGGAATATTTGGAGGCAATTACAATCTTGTAATGTGATATATCGTTATGCTGTTCCCTGTCCATATTGTGGAGAATACCAATTTTTGCAATTTCAAAACATTAAGTGGCCTAAAGAAGAGAAGGACCCTGAAATTATTCGAGATATTGCCTGGTATGAATGTGAAAAATGTCATGCGCATATAAAAGAAAGTGAAAAACAAGAAATGTTGACCCAAGGAAAATGGGAAATTGTAGAAGAAAAATCAACAAAAAGAAGGAAGGTAGGATTTCATTTATCTGGTTTATATTCTCCTTTTGTTACTTGGGGAGAAATTGCGGCTGAATTTTTGGAAGCAAAAGATGATCCAGCTCTTCTGATGGATTTTGTAAATAGTCGTTTAGCAGAGCCTTGGAAAGAAGTTATAGAAAAACGTAAAGAAGAAGAAATTTTATGCTTGCGAGGAAATCTTGACCCTGGAGTAGTTCCACCACAAGCTGTGGCTCTCACTGCTGGGGTAGATACTCAAGAAGATGGTTTTTATTATGTCATCCATGCCTGGGCTAATGATTTAGATTTAACCACATGGATGATTAGATATGGATTCGCCCATAATTGGGAAGAACTTGAACTTATTTTGTTTTATTCTGCCTACCGTTTGGACGATAAAACTATTCCTATTATGCGTGCTTTTATTGACAGCGGTGGTCATCGCACAGATGAAGTTTATGAATGGGTGCGCCGCAATGGGAGAGGTATTGTATATGCAATCAAAGGCATGAGCACTAAAACGAGTGGCGTGCCTTTTCGTGAAAGCATTATTGATAAATATCCAGGTAAAAATAAACCTATTCCCGGCGGATTACGCCTTATTCTGATTAACACCGATTATTATAAAGATGCTATCAATAGAAAACTTCAAATAGAAAGTGGACAATCAGGCAGTTGGAATTTACACAAAGCTACTGGTATGGATTACGCAACTCAAATAATAGCTGAGGAAAAGAGAAGAATTAGAAAAGGGTTGCGGTATTATGAGGAGTGGGTGCAAGTAGCAACTCAAAATCACTATTTAGACGCTTCTGTATATGCTTTTTGTGCTGCGGACCATCTTCAAGTGCGATATTTACAACCTATTATAACAGAATCTCCACCACAACAGACACAACAGATAATTCAACAACAAAGACGCCATTTAAAAAATTCTTGGTTGTCCAGGAGGCCAGGGTGGCTTCGATAATAGATGAGATTATTAAAATGCTTAAAAATGGTGAACTATTAGAAGTGAGCATTGCAGCCAGACAATTACAGCGAAGCGTTAGGACAATTTACGATTGGCTTGATACAGGGAAAATACAAGAAATCCGCATCGGCAAAAGAAGATATGTCATTAAAAAAAGCTTAGAAAATTTTTTAAAACAAAATATAGAGGGATAAATGTCCATTAAGTCTGGAACGGTTAATGACGTATTCAAAATAGGTGATAAGGTAAGAATTTTGGCAAATTTTTATACCAAAGGACTTGAGATATGTGGGCAACAAGCCGTAATAATATCAACATATACCAATGAAAGACCTAAACAAGTAAAAGTGCAACTACAAAATGGGGATAAATATTATTTATTGTTGAGTGAGATAGAGAAGATATCAGAAAAAATATATTGTAAGGAGAAAAAAGCCTAATATCCTACAAAGGTTAATCTCGCATTAATAAAATTTTCCTTTTTTTAATTTCTTTTTTTACCTCTTGACATTATAACGCAAATGCGTTATAATGGATATGTCAATAAAATAAATAAAAAAGGGGGTAAAGAAAGATGAGGCAATTTATTGAATTTACCAACCCACAAGATGGAGGGCCTGTGAAACTGGAAATAGCAGTCTATGCCGAGACAATAAACAGCAATTTGATTGACCAACTTATCAAAAAAGGGTTTGTGTTCACTTCTATTGATGCAGATAGTTTAAGGGCTGTAAGAGAAGCAGATTACGATGTGGTGATGAAGAGCATGAAAGAGCTTGCTTCTATGGGTTTTGCCTGGAACGAGGAAAGGAGAAAAAATGAAATATGACATATACGAGGGGCAGACCCTTGTTTTATCTCTCCAAAAAAGAAAAACAGAACAGGGAATTATTTGGGAGCATATTTACGATGAAATGGAAAATGAAAGTGAAACGCAAGCTCTTATTGATGCTCTTGCTGCCAATCCTGATTTAAAACGCTGGAAGCAATATACTATTTTTGCCTTTTATACTTGTCCATATTGTGGAGATCTTTATATCAAAAGAGTTCCTTGGCAAACCACCTGCGGGAAAAGCAGGTGCAGACAAAGAAAAATGAAAAAAAAGCATTAAACGCCACACCATTTTGCATTTTCTGCATTTTTTAAAAAGTTTGCAATTTTTGCGGGTATTTTCTGCCTTTTTTTGCCATATATAAAATATGGCAAATATCAAAACCGTTCAGGAGCGCCTAGAAGCTGTTGAAGCAGCTATAGAAGCTATTGAAAATGGCGCTCAATCATACGATTTAGGCGACAGGCGAGTCAGAAAAGCGGACCTTGC